ACCAAGGGCCTGGTGCCGATGGATGGCAACTACGCCATCACGGGCCGCAAGCTGTGGGAGTTCACCCCGACCGAGGGGAACGACGACATCCGCAAGGCCATGGCCGTGTGGGACATCAAAAGCGCGCAGGCAGAGCTCTCCGCGATCATCCAGTTCGCGCTGCAGATGGCCGACGAGCTCACCAACCTGCCGATGCTGCTGCAGGGCCAGCAGGGCACAGCGCCGGATCTGGTGAAGGGCATGCAGATGCTCATGGCCAACGCCAGCGCACCGCTGCGCGTCATCGCCAAGCAGTTCGACGACTACCTCGTGATCCCGCACCTGCGCCGGTACTACGACTGGGGCATGCAGTCCGGGCCGGAGGACGCGAAGGGCGACCTCGAGGTGAAGGCCCGCGGCAGCACGGCGCTCATCCAGCGCGAGTTCGCGCGTGAGGTGCTGGCGCAGTCCTACCCGATGACGCAGGACGAGCGGCTGAAGATCGACCCGGCCAAGTGGGCGGGCGAGTTCTTCAAGGCCCAGGGCTTCGACATCGCCACGATCCAATACGACGACGCGACGTGGAAGGCCATGCAGGAGCAGAAGGCCAACCAGCCGCCGCCCGTGGAGCCCGCCGTGCAGGCCGCGCAGATTCGCGCCGAGGTGGAGCGGGAGAAGATGGCCGCCGCACAGCAGCAGGCCGCCTTCGACCGCGAGGTGGAGCTCATCGTCAACCAGATGCGCGTGCAGGTGCAGGCGATGGAGTTCGCCGGCAACCGCGACATCAGCCTGGCGCAAGTCGGCGCACTCATGGACCGGCTGAAGGCCGATCTTGCGAAAGCCGCCATCGCCAGCCGCGACAAGCGCGAGTTGTTCCTGGCCGAGCGCACGCTGAAGCTGGACCCGGCCAACCCGACCAACGAGGGGATCTAGGTGGACGAGCCACTAGGCCCCAAGGACTACGACACGCCGACCTGGCGCCGCCTTGTCGCGCGCCTGGAGGAAGACCGCGCCGAGCTTGTCACCCAACTCATCCGCCCACAAAGCGACGAGACGGCGACACACAGACTGCGCGGAAGGATCAAGCAGATCGACGAATTGCTGGCGCTGCCCACCAAGGCAGCCCCGGCCCAACGACCGGCCCCAGCGATGCGGCCGACCCTGACTGACGAGTGAGAGTGCAACCCATGCCCACGGAGACGACCACCGAAGCCCAACTGGACGCCGCGTTCGACGGCGGTTTCGAGGACGAGCAGCCGGAGAACACCACTCCCGCCGCTGATGCAGCCGCGCCCACCAGCCCGGCAGCGCCCGAAGCCACGACGACCGACACCAGCGCCGAGGAGGACGAGCTTGCCAGCCTGTCGCCAAGGCTGCGCGCGATGTTCGACGAGGTTCAGCAACTGAAGCAGGCCGCGCAGGCGGTTCACGGTCTGGAGCAACGGCTCCGCAAGACCGAGGGCCGACTCGGCGACCTCAACACGCGACTGCCGGCTTCACCGCCGCCAGCGCCGCCCAGGCTGGAAAAGGTCGAGCGCGTGCGTGCCGAACTTCCCGAGGTCGTCGAGGCCTTCGAGGAGTACGTGGCCGACAAGCTGAAGTCGCAGCAGCCGGTGCAACAGCCGGCCGCCGACACCGAAACGCCCCTGCTGGCCGAGACGTTTCCCCAGTGGGAGCAGACGGTGGCAGGCGACGACTTCGCCAAGTGGCTCGACACCGAAGGCGGCGACTACGCCACCAAGGTGAAGACCACGACGAGCGAGGCCGTGATGCTCGAGGCGCTGACGCGCTACGACGTAGCGAAGAAGTACGCCAGCAGGCAGGCAGCAGACGCCACCGCCGCGGCGCAGAGGGTTGCACAGACCAGGCAGAGCCGGGCCACCGCCGCCGCAGTCCCCGCAGGGGCGGGCAGGCGTGCTCCGACACCCGCATCAACCCTGGACGACGCATTCGAGGCCGGTTTCCGCGGCACGTGAGTCGTCCGACCTGAAAGTTCAACACCATGGCTATCCAGACCCTTGCATCTCCGGTGGAGATGCGCACTACCAAGTTCGCGGGCGAGGTGCTCAAGCACGTCATCCCGCAGGAAGTTCTTGGCCGCATCGGCGTCAGCAACAAGAAGCCGATCCCCAAGAACAAGTCCGAGAACATCGAGTTCATCCGCTACCTGCCCACGGGCGCGACGGCGGGCAACCCGAACCGCTGGGTCGTCGATCCGGTGGCGCACCGCCTGAACGAAGGCGAGACGCCCGCTGGTGAAACCGTCACGGCGCAGAAGATCCTGGCCACGCTGCAGGAGTACGGTGTCCTCTACAAGTACACCAACCGCACGGCGGACATGCACGAGGACGACATCCCGGGCGAGATGAAGCGCCTGACGGGTGAGCGCTTCGGCCTGCTGATGGAGCAGATCCGCTACGGCGTGATCCGCGGCGGCACCAACCGCTTCTTCTCCGGTGCCCCGGCCGTCGCGGCGCGCGGCAGCGTGATCGCCACGGTGTCGGCCAACAACCTGCGCAACATCGCGCGGTCGATGTCGAACAACCTGGCGATGAAGGTGACGAGCATCCTGTCGGCCAGCCCCGGCGTGGGCACCCAGCCGATCGAAGCCGCGTTCATCGTCGTGTGCCACAGCGATGTCGAGGCCGATCTGCGGGCTCTGAGCTCCAGCGGTTCCACGTTCGTCCACATCAGCGAGTACGGCGATCGCAAGCCGATCCACCCGAACGAGCTCGGCTCGTGGGAGCAGTTCCGCTTCGTGACCTCGCCGCACCTGGCGCCGTTCCTCAACGCGGGCGGCACCACCACGGCCAACACCCGACTGGCCGGTGGCGTGCCGAACTCGGCCGGTTCCGAGAACGTGGACGTGTACCCGCTGATGGTGATGTCCGAAGGCTGCTTCGGCGACGTGATGCTGCGCGGCCGTGAGTCGTTCAGCGTGACGCACATCAGCCCCGGCGAGAAGACCAAGGACGACCCGCTGGGCCAGCGCGGCTACGTGGGCGCCCAGGCGTACTTCACCGCTGTGCGCCTGAACGAAGGCCACATGGCGATCTACGAGGCCGCCGTCAGCTCGCTCTGATGAGCCCGGCCGGGCTGTAGCAAGCCCGGCCGCCATCCAACCTCACAAGGACATCACAACCATGAACTCCCGTGACAACGTGTGCCTCACTTCGGCTGGTCTGGCCGAGGGCACCAACGCCAACACCTACCAGATCCTCCGGGCCTTCGACGCGATCATCGCCAACCGCAACGTCCGCAAGGCTGCGGCCGACAACATCGCCTTCGCCGCCTTCACTGGCACCACGCTGGCGGCGCAAGCGGCCGGCACGATCGCCGCGTACTTCTTCATGATGGACGCAGCCGGCGCCGTGACGGTGATCCAGGCGCCGACCCGGGTTCGCCCCGGCCTGGCCGCCTACGAGGCCGGCGTGTGGGAATGGCCCGACCGCGACGGCTTCGTCTGCATCGGCTGCCTGACCGTGCGCACCAACGGCACCGCGACCTTCACCGCCGGCTCGGTGGACCTGGGCGCGACCGACGTGGTGGACGTGTTCATCGACGCCACGCCCGACGTGACCTCGCGCCCCGTCGCGTACTGACGGCGCACCGCGGCGCAAGCCGCATGGGGCCGGGCATGGTGCTCGGCCCCGATCTTCAAGGAACCACGATGCCCCGAGCTCCAGCCCATTCCACCGACCACTTGGACACGCGCGCCGACGACGTGACCTTTGCCGAGCGGCCGGGCCTGTCCTTCGACGACTGCGCCAGCGCCAACTACTCCTTCGGCTCCAAGATCGAGTTGGTGTCCGAGCGCGAGTGGAAGACCGCCGAGGAAGCCGAGCGCTTCTACAGCGAGCGCCTGGACATCGAGATTCACCAGACCGGCGACCGCAACGCGCCGATCTTCGCCGAGGTGGGCATCAACGGCCACATGGTCTGGTTCCCCCGCGGCCAGCGCATCAACAACGTGCCGCGCCGCTTCGTCGAGTCGCTGGCGCGCAGCCAGGACCACACGTTCCGCAGCGTTCACGAGCGCAACCCGGACGTGGACAGCCAGATGAAGACGCTGCGCACGCGCTCCACGGCCTACGGCTTGTCGATCCTGCGCGACCCGAACCCCAAGGGCCGCGAATGGCTCGAGCGCGTGGTGCGCGAGGGCTGACCTCGTGAACCTGCTGCAGCTTGTCCAGCGGCTGCACCGCGAGGCGGGCCGCAGCGGTGATGGGCCTACGTCGATCGTGGGCACGTCGAAGCAGCATCAGCGCCTGTTCGACTGGGTGGCCGATGCCAACCGCGAGTTGGAGTCGCGCCCGCTGGACCTGCGCTGGATGCGCCGCCGCGTGACCATCGCCACGGTGGCAACGACCACGGCCCTGACCAGCTACGCGCCGCGCGCTGCGATCGTGGACGGTGGCCTGGGCCTGACGACCTTCGGCCGGTGGCGCCCGCCGAGCGACGAGTGGGCGCCGCGCGTGGTGGACCCGACAGATGCCACCCGCACGTGGGACATGGAGCACCTGCCGCTGGACGACTGGCGCGATGCCTACGTCCACAGCACGCAGGTGCCATCGAGGCCTGGCGCGTGGAGCGTGGACGACGACGACTCCCTGCTGATCGGCCCGACGCCCGACGCGGCCTACAACATCCGCATCGAGTACCTGCGCACGCCACTGGACTTGGCCGCGGACACGGACGTGCCTGAGTTCGGCGCCGAGTTCCACATGATCCTGTGCTGGCGTGCGCTGATCGAAGTGGGTAAGTTCGACAACGCCTCCGACATCCTGGCCCGCGCGCAGACGAACTACGCGCGTCTTGAGGACAGCCTCCTGTCGCGGTACACCCGCAAGATGACTTGGGGCGCACCCCTTGCGTAGCCTGAGCACGGCCAACGCCAAGATGGCGCAGGTGCAGCCTGATGCCGTGGCGCTCAATGGCGGCCTGGACACGCAGACGACCGCGCTGTTCAGCAAGCCGGGCACCTGCCGCATCGCCTACAACTACGAGCCTGCCGTGGGTGGCGGGTACGAGCGGGTGGGCGGCATCGAGCGCTTCGACGGCCGCACCCGCCCGGACGTGTCCACCTACGCCTACCTGCAGTGCAGCGCGGCGCACACGGCCATCGTGGGCAACACCGTGACCGGGGCCACGTCGGCGGCCACCGGCAAGGTGATCTACGTGAGCGGCGCGTTCCTGGCCGTGACGCGCACGACCGGCACCTTCGCGGACAGCGAGGTGCTGAACGTCGGCGGCTTGCCAATCGGCACCCTGACCGCGGCCGGCACAGACCCCGAGGTGTCGGGCCAACTGGACAACCAACTGTCAGCCCTGGCCGCAGCCGACTACCGCGCCGTCATCACCGCAGTCCCCGGCTCTGGGCCGGTGCGTGGCGTGGCGATCCTGAACGATG